GGAAAAGGCGCAGGAATTGACGGAGAGCGATCAGGAATGTGGCGACACATGGCGAGGGTGGTTAGCGAAGTACGACCCAGATACGTCTTTGTGGAGAACAGCCCAATGCTCGTTACTAGAGGACTTGAACGAGTCCTTGGAGACCTTACCGCGCTCGGGTATGACACGAAATGGACTGTTATGGGAGCTGCCGATGTTGGAGCAAACCATCAAAGAGACAGGATCTGGATCGTCGCGACAAATGTGGTTGACTCCAAGAGTAGTGGAGATAGACGAAACTCCAGAGAACTTCAGGAGAAGAATGAACAGCAAGCGAAAGAACGACAGGAAGAACGGATTTGGCAGTCTGACAATGCAAGTCAAAGCAATGTGGCCTTCTCCGAAAGCGCGGGATTGGAAAGATGGCAAAACGGAAGGGACAGCCAACAGGCAAAGCCCGGATTTGGGGAAAGTAGTTGGGCAGTCAAAGAATACTGGCGCACTGAACCCAACGTGGGTCGAGTGGTTGATGGGATGGCCGCTAGGGTGGACAGACTTAAAGCCATTGGCAACGGACAAGTCCCACTCTGTGCAGCAGAAGCCTGGAGACTGTTAACAAAATGACATTCCAAGTAATTTTTAGCGTCTACGGACAACCAGTCCCAAAGAAGCGCCCAAGAGTCACAAGGTACGGCCATGCCTACACACCAAAAGAATCGCTGGCATACGAGACTGAAGTGGCTCTTATGGCGAAGTCTGCGATGGGTTCGTCAGAACCTCTGGAAACGCCCGTAGCGGCTTACATCTACATCAACTATGCCGTACCACCAAGCTACACGAAAAAACGCCGTGAGGCGTGTTTAAACGGCTCTGAGAGGCCAGTAGGTTCAAACCTCGGAGACATTGACAACGTAGCTAAGCAAATCCTAGACGCTTGCAACGGGATCGTCTACAAAGATGACCGCCAGGTTGTAAGCCTTCACGTAACCAAGAGATACGACACTGTTGCTAGTGTCCATGTTTGCATCAAAGAAGAACTCCAATGAAGAAAGTTATCCGAGTTAACGCAATCGCAATCGCAGAAATGCTCAAAGCAGCACAAGAGGGTGTATATACCGCTTATGAATTGTCAGAAATATCCGGCCTGAGCATTAACACTGTCCGTGGATATATCAATGTTTTCCATAAAAACGGACTGGTTCATATTTCAGACTGGGAAGAAGACCCGAGGGGTAATAGGACTCGCAAGGTATTTAAGCTAGGCAAAGGTAAAGATATGCCAAAGCCAAAACAGACGATGGCTGAAGTAAATCGCCGTTACCGCGAGAAAATGAAACAAATGAAACTGATGGCAGACTTCAATGTTGTTAAAACTCCATTCGCCGCATCAAGCGCACGCCGAACTGTTAAAACTCTGGCCGCAAATCAAAGCAGCATTGCAGAACGGGCATAAGCTGGAACTGACCATCAAGCGTGAACGCAAAAGCCGCGACCAAGAGGAGATGTATCACGCCATCATCGGTATCATCGCCAAGCAAGCCAGCCATCTTGGAGCGAAGTGGGATGCCGAGGATTGGAAGCGGTTTCTTGTGTGGCAGTTTGCCAAAGAAGTGGGGATTAACACTGGCAAGCTGGTTCCTAGTTTGGATGGCACTGGAATCGTCCAGTTAGGGATGCAGACACGCAAGTTCACCAAAGATCAAGCGAGTCAATTCACAGAATGGCTAATGGCCTGGGCAGCACAAAATGGCATTGAAATTCCCGAAGCATGATTACGTCAGAAGCAAAAAGCTACTGGAGGCGGCTAGGGAGATTCCTTGCCAGCACTGCGGAGCCGATGACGGCACTGTGGTAGCGGCTCACACGAATTGGGGTGGAGGAAAAGGCAGAGGCATCAAGGCTGATGACAACTTGATCGCTAGTCTATGCTTTCAGTGCCACTCCATGATCGACCAAGGCTCAAGCCTAAGCAAAGCCGAGCGCATGGCAATCTGGTTTGATGCACACTACCTAACAGTCCATGCTCTCAACATCAACGGTCTATGGCCTGACGATGTTCCACTGCCTAAGGGTTTCTCCTAGTGCCTGACAGCAAAAATCCATCGTACTATCAAGGCTCTAACAAGGAATCGTATGAACACATTTGAAACCATCACAGGACACGGCAGAACAGTCGTTCAAGTTACCTACACCACAAAAGACGACCTGGTTGAAAAAATCAAGGTCTACAAAGCTGGCGTAGAAGTAACCGACCTTCTTTCCTATAACCAGATTCTTGAAATTGAATCTGAAGCTGCAATGCACTTTTTTTCGGAGGGTGTATGACTAAACAAGACGGAAATCCTATTTACACAGAATCAGCTTATCGTGCTGGTCAGGTAAAGGCCAGAGGCGCTATCGTTGCTGACTTCCTTTTAGAGATTCAAGCAACAGAAAGCAAGGTTTTGAGGTTTGAGCAGCTTTACTTCCCGAATTACAACTTCCATGAAAAACCACAAGACTTCAAAGATGGATTTCTTGCTGCGCTGCAATACATGAGAGTCCGATTTGAGGAAAACCATCACGGAGCAACCAAGGAAGCTAAACGGCTGATAGGCAAAGCAAACAGCCAAGCATTTGCGCTTGCTCAGTGCGCCCATTTCCTTTTAGAACTGGCCCAGGAGAATGAGAATGACTGAGCAAGAAGCCCAAAGGTATTTCGATTTCCACCAAACAATCCACTACGACTACGACTGTGTGGATGTCTACTTCGATGTTGAGTTCGACAATGAAACTCCCGGCATGACAGAAAAGTCTCAGGTTTTCTACCGTGGAGCAAACATCACCGATCTGGTTGATTGGGACAAAGTAGACAAAGAAATCAACTGGAAGCGGGTAGAGGAAGAATCGAGGGACTACGAATGAGCGTTACAGCAATGAGGCTGGCGCTGGAGGCGCTGAATGGCATACACCCCGGAAACATGACGCCGATGGCTGAAGAATACTGGAACAAAGCCATCACCACCCTCCGCACCGCCATCGAGCAAGCAGAGAAGTCAAACATCAAGCAGGTCATCCACCTGTATGACAAGCCACCCGCAGCACCTGTGCAGGAGCTAAGCACACGGGCCTGCCGTAGTTGTGGTGGCTCAGGCGAAAGAGACACCGGGATTGCGGAGTCGCCAATAGCAATCTGCAAGCCGTGTGCAGGCACTGGGCAAATCACCACCCCACCGGCAGCACAGCGGCAATGGGACTACGACACGCTCTACGCAGCGTGGAATGCAGTTGGTGCTGATGTTGCAGGCCTTAAGTGGGACGCTTTTGTAGCCAAGCTGCGATCCAAGAACGGAGGTGCAGCATGAGCCGCGAAGACATCATCGCAATGGCGCGGGAGGCACATCGCTGCCTTGTGACCGAGGACTACCCCGGCCATGCAGGGCAGCTTGATCCTTGGACACTACAGCTGCTTGAACGCTTCGCCGCCCTTGTCAAAGCCAAGGCCGCCGCAGCAGAGCGGCCCGTGGCGGAGCCACGTAAATGGGTTGGGCTGACGGATGAGGAGATCGGTGAAGCGGTTGAGCGTGCAATCCAAGGCCACGCTGGTCAGCGTGCTGCGCTGTCTTGGGCCATTCGCCATGTTTCGGCCAAGCTGCGCGAACTGAACGGAGGGCAGGCATGACCTGTTTCCTCGTTGCATTTGCATCATTCTGGATAGGTGTATACGTATCAGCAAAGATCGCTCAGTGGTATTACAAGCAGCAGTAAATGAAAAAACGCAGTAAATACAGGCCTAAAGGCGTAAGAGTTGACGCAGTAAATTGGGTTCTGGCAGGGCTAAAACCTATTGCAGAAGTCGGAGATGCTCTACTGGTTCTCAAAGCAAAGAACCATTCTGCCCTGACAGAAGTTGTCCAGGGTAGAGGAAACCGAGATCAAATAGACGTTCTGATCGCTGCCATGAATATGTGCGAGGCATACGCCATTCACGGTTCAGGATCAGACTGGATGAAGGAAATCCGAGAGGGTCAGGATGCGCTTTACAACATGGCAAAGCGTGGGCTGGACAAGGGAAAGTTCCTGTTTACAGGCCCAGAGATGAAGGCCATCAACCTAGCAATGGACATCCATGATGCCCAGCTAGAAGCCTCAAACGTCAAAACAATGGAGGAGATGATCGACTTCGTACAGAAGCAGATCACCCTCAAAAAAGCCAGAGCGATTACTTAACCAAAACGTCAAAGTAAGCCAAGGCAAGGATGGCAAAGACAATCCCAAGTCCTACGGCAAGGGCAACGTCAGCGAATTTTTCGAGTTTGGTGATTTCGTCCATTACGGCTCTCCGGTTGTTGATGTGGCAATGATAAACCTGTGGACAAGAAAAAAGTCTAGGTGTTTTCCCTATGCACAAAATGCCAAAAATGTGATAATGTGGTCAAAAGGAGAGTCCTATGGGTGGCTTACTTGCGCCGAAAGTCGAGATTGAAATCGAAATCAAGAGTCAAGAGGAAGGCGAGTCCTGTCCTCTCGCAACTCAAGACGTAAAAGAAAACCTCAAGAACCGCCAGAAGGCCATCGACAAAGCCAACTATGGCCCGATGAACCCGAATGAGCCAAACACCGAGTATTGGCGCAAACTGGCTAACGGCTGGCGACTCTCTCCTGACCAAGCCAAACGCTCCCTCTGCGGTAACTGTGCAGCGTTTATCAAGACCGAATCCATGATGGACTGCATCGAAAAAGGCTTGGGTGAGCCTGATGCATGGGAAGTCATTGACGCTGGTGACTTGGGTTACTGCGATATGTTCCACTTCAAGTGTGCTGCCAAGCGTACCTGCGCTGCCTGGATCGTTGGTGGCCCCGTAACCGATGAAAAGGACGAGGAAAATGGGAACGACGAATAACAAGCCTGTAAACCCAAAGCAAGCCAAAAAATACGCCGAGGAAGCCCGGAAACAGGCTGAATCAAAGGGCTGGCAGTCTATGGCCTACAAGTTTTCCAAACCGAAAGGCAAGAAATGAACATGGATCAAGCCGCCAAGAAAATTGGCAAAGTCATGGGCGAATACAAGTCCGGTAAGCTGAAATCCTCATCTGGTCAGAAGGTCAAGAGCCGAGATCAAGCTGTGGCAATCGCCATGAGCGAAGCTGGCCGTTCTATGCCTCAGCGTGGTAGCCGTACCGCTACGAATCGGGGCAAGAAATGAAAGGCCTGTACGCCAATATTCACGCTAAACGTGAGCGCATTGAAAAGCAGAAAGCTGCCGGGAAGACTCCTGAAAAGATGAGGAAGCCTGGCACTAAAGGCGCTCCGACAGCAGCGGCATTCAAAGCAGCAGCAAAGACGGCAAAGAAATGAGCGCAGCTTGGACACGCAAAGAGGGTAAGAACCCTAAAGGTGGCCTGAATGAGAAGGGCCGCAAATCCTATGAGCGCGAGAATCCCGGAAGCAATCTCAAGCCTCCGGTGAAGTCTGGCGACAATCCTCGTAGGGCCTCCTTCCTTGCTAGGATGGGGAATATGCCTGGCCCAGAGCGTAAGCCTGATGGCAGTCCGACAAGACTGCTGCAAAGCCTCCAAGCATGGGGCGCAAGTTCTAAGGCTGATGCTAGGACAAAGGCCAAGGCGATTTCTGAGCGCAATCGAAAGAAGTAAATCATGGACGGAATCCGCGCAACCCCCTATCAACGCCCCATGTTGGGTGGTGTCAATGATCTGATTGGCGGTCTGCTTGGATATATGCGCGATCCAAGACGCACGCAACAAATGCAGGGTCTGGCTGGATTGCTGGAAAGCACAGGAATTCCTAAGACCGTAGAGCGCATGGCATACGGTGAGCCTCTGACAAACGTACAGATGGCAAACGTCCCTCTCCTTCGTCCTGAGACTGCTGAAGCTGCTCTGACACTGCTTCCTGTTCCTCCTGCTGCAAATAGGGCTGCAATGTCTGTTGGTCGTGCTGGTGAGCGTGTGGCCGAGAGGGTAGTTCCTAGGATCATGGAGCGTGGTGGTTTGCCTGCTGGTTTGTTGTCTGACTTGGCTCAAGGCACTCGCAGGCAGATTTTTGTTCCAGCCACTTCAGAAGAAGCCTACAAAGCATCCCAGATGCTAAAGAAAAAGACTCCCCAAGAGGTATGGCAAGAAATGGGTGTAGTCCGTGGCCCTGATGGTGAGTTCAGAAAAGAAATCAGCGATAAAGCGTCTCGGTACGATCCTGAAGCATTGGAAGACCTGAAATTCCGTGATGATTTTGACTACTTGAAACACACGCAGCCTTTTGATACGGTGCTTGAGCATAAGAAACTGTTTGAATATGATCCTGAATTGGCTAACATTCCAGTTCATTTCATGCCTGCTGAGAAAATGAAGGGCGCTTATGGCGCATACTCTCCGACTCACAATAGGCTGACTCTCAGTGACCAACTGAGTCCAGAGAAGGCAAGAAGCAGCGCATTGCATGAGATCCAACACGCAATTCAAGAGAAATCAGGTTTTGCAGTCGGCGGGAATATGCGTGACTTCGCCAAGATGCGGCAAGACGCTTTCGACCAGATTGGCGAATTGAATACAAAGATGGGTGAGGTTGTCAAACAAATGGACAACCCATCTATCTCTAAACAGGAAAAAGATGCGCTCAGGTCACAATACGAAGACCTAATGGCGCAAAGACAGTCTCTGGTGTCTACCGCGCAACTTGACCCAATGGAGGCTTACGCCAATCTTATGGGTGAGGCCGAGGCTCGTTTGACCCAAAGACGTATGGACTTGTCAGACGCTGAGAGGCGCAAATACTTCCCGTTTGAATACACTGGAGAAACTGGATATGGATTAGATGTTTTTTTGGAGGGTCTGATTAACATGACTCCTGAAGGTACAATCATCCGTAGAGGTCTGCTAGGCAGATAACCCAGCCAAGCCAACAGGTTCATTTGTTGGCATACACTAACTTGAACAACCCGAGAGGGATTCAAAATGTCAAAAGTCGGTAGACCAATAGGCAAGCTGCATCAAGAGGATGTGCGCCGCAAGATCCAAGTAAGTCAATTAATAAATGTCTTGCAGGATCATGCACTTACGGGTGAGGGAAAATTAGAGCCGACCCGGATGAAAGCTATTGAGATTTTGCTTAAGAAAGCAATGCCTGACTTGAGTTCAATTGAACTGTCTGGGGATCAGGATAACCCTGTCAATCTCATTCAAAAGATTTCCATCAACCTGAAGCGTCCTGATGGAACTTGAACTGGACTTCCCCGAAAAGCTAGATTTCCTGTTTCAACCGAGCCGTTACAAGATCCTCTATGGGGGTCGCGGCTCTGGTAAGTCATGGGGAGTCGCTAGGGCTTTGATCGCCAAAGCAGTGCAGGAGCCTCTGAGGGTGCTTTGTGCCCGTGAACTCCAGAACTCCATCTCTGATTCTGTGATTGCTCTATTGGCCGACCAGATCAAGGCTATGGGTCTGGAGTCATTCTTTGACGTACAAAGAACTGCCATCTACGGGAAGAACGGCTCTGAGTTCTCCTTTGCTGGTCTGAAGCACAATGTCACCTCGATCAAGTCTTTCGAGGGTGTGGACATCTGCTGGATCGAAGAAGGCCAAGCCGTATCTAAATCCTCTTGGGAAGTCCTGATCCCTACCATTCGCAAGCCTGGCTCCGAGATCTGGGTCACTTTCAATCCCGACTTGGACACTGACGAGACTTACAAGCGGTTTGTGGTCAACCCTCCGAGTACGGCCATCGTCAGGAAGGTGAACTGGAACGACAATCCTTGGTTTCCTAACGTCCTCAAGGATGAACTGGATCAACTCAAGGAAAAAGACCCGGATTCTTACCTGAACGTCTGGGAAGGCCATACCCGTCAGATGCTGGATGGGGCTGTCTATGCCCATGAACTGCGGAAGGCTCAGGAAGAAAACAGAATCCGTGACTTCTTGCTGGACAAATCCATCCCTGTTCAGACGTTCTGGGATCTTGGCTGGGCAGATATGACCTCGATTTGGTTCGTCCAGGTTATCCCCGGTGGTGAAGTCAGGGTCATTGATTTCTACCAAAACTGCCAGAAAACTATCGACCATTACGCTCAGGTTCTCCAAGACAAGGGCTATGTCTACAAAGACTGGTGGCTTCCTCACGATGCCGAAAACAAGAATATGACCGGAAAATCGGTCAAAGATATTCTTGAAGGCATGGGCAAACCTATCCGAATCACGCCGAAACTGTCCGTGGCTGACGGCATTAACGCTGCTCGTACCCTCTTGGGAAGGGCATTTATCCATGAGACAAACTGCGCTGATGGGCTACAGAACCTTCGTCATTACCGGTATGACGTAGACCCAAACACAAAGATGTTCTCAAACAAACCTCTCCACGACCAGCACTCTCACGCTGCTGACGCTTGGAGATATGTCGCAGTCGGACTCGATGAGGGTGTTTCCTCATGGGGTAGATCTATCAACGTCAAACCGAAATGGGTGGTTTAAATGTTTTTCGTACCTCAAGGCCAAAACGCCGTTAAGCTAATCCAAGCCCTAGAAAAACGGGTGGAGGCTTTGGAAAACCAACTGAAAAGGTTAGAATCTGACACAAAGCCCAAAGTGGGCCGACCTCCAAAGGTTAAAGATGAGCCAAATCAGCCTCAAAGCCGCGATCCAAGCAGCGATTGACGATTCCATCGGGTATGTTGAAACCGAAACGGTAGATGCCCGAAAGACAGCCCTCCAATACTATCTGCGCCAGCCTCTTGGGAACGAGGTCGAGGGCAAGAGCCAAGTCGTAACTGGTGAAGTCGCCGAGGCAATTGATGGCGCTCTACCGGCTTTGATGCGGATTTTTACTGGCTCAGACGAGATCGTTGTAGCTGATCCGACTGGCCCTGGCGATGAAGCTGGTGCAAAACAGGCTACTGACTACCTGAACTACATTTTCCTGAAAGACAACCCCGGTGTGATGATCCTCCGGGATTGGTTCTTTGATGCCTTGCTGCAAAAGAACGGCATCGTTAAGGCGTATTGGGAAGACAAGGAAGACGTAAACAAAGAGCGTTATCAGGGTCTGACTGATGACGAACTGGCGATGATGCTCCAAGACAAGGACATCGAAGTCGTTGAGCAAGAAACCACTTCCTTCCCCGCTGTTGACCCTGTGATGGCCGAAACCATCATGGCCGCTGGTGGTGAGGTTCCGACCTACAACCTTAATGATGTGGTTGTCCAGCGCCGTAAGAAGTCCGGTAAGGTTACTGTTGTCAACGTCCCTCCTGAAGAATTCCTGATCTCCAAGAGTGGTGCTGCAATCCGTGGCCCTCGGGCCGCTCCGTTCGTGGCGCATCGTCGCCAAATCACCCGCAGTGACCTGATCGCTATGGGTTTTGAGAAGGAACAGGTTGACTCGCTTCCTTCTGGTGATGCTCTGGCCTACACCCCTGAGCGTGTGGTGCGTTACTCTCGTGGTGAACAGCCCTATGACACTCAGTCCGAGGAATTCGCTCTGCAAGAGGTGGAAGTCTTTGAGTGCTACATCCTGCACGACTCCAACGAAGACGGCATCGCTGAACTGCGCCAAGTGTTCTATGCTGGCAACGAAATCCTGAGCGATGAGGAATGCGATTACGTTCCTTTCTACTCAATCTGCCCGATTCCGATTCCGCACAAGTTCTTCGGTAACTCTCTGGCTGATCGAACTGTTGACCTGCAACTGATTAAGACAACCGTTACCCGTCAGATGCTCGATAACCTGTATCTGACCAACGATGCTCGCACATGGGCCGTGGAGGGTCAGGTTAACCTTGATGACCTGCTGACCTCTACTGCTGGTGGTGTGATTCGGGTTAAGTCTCCGACTGCTCTGGGTCAACTGGCTGTGCAGAATATGTCTAGCCAGTCTTTCCCGATGCTTCAGTATCTGGATCAAGTCCAGCAAAAGCGCACCGGCGTGACCGAAATGTCGCAAGGTCTGGACGCAAACATCCTTCAGAACGTGACTGCTGCGGCTGTGGCCTCGATGCAGCAAGCTGGCGCAGGAAAGATTGAACTGATCGCTCGTCTGTTCGCTGAAGGCGGTGTTAAGGAACTGTTTGAAGGCATCCTGCACCTGGTCACGAAGTACCAGAACAAAGAACGCATCATCCGTCTACGCGGTCAGTTTGTGACTGTTGACCCTCGCACTTGGGCTAACAAGTACGACCTGACGATTAACGTGGGACTGGGTAATGGCAATCGAGATCAGCAAATGGCGATGCTTCAGATGGTTCTCGCCAAACAAGAGCAAATGCTTGGTCAGTTTGGCCCTGCGAACCCGCTTGTTTCTATGGGTCAATATCGCTCGACTCTGGGTAGGTTTGTGGAAGCCGCTGGCTTCAAGGATTCCGCTGAGTTCTTTAAGCCGATTACTCCAGAGATTGACCAGGCTCTGTCGAATCCGCCTCCGCAGCAGCCGCAGATGCCTCCAGAGGTTCAAGCACTGATGGCAAGGACTCAAGCTGATATTCAAGCACAGCAAGCAAGGTTCCAAGCCGAAATGCAACTGGCTAGGGAGAAAGCTGCTCTTGAACTCCAACTGATGCGCGAAAAAGAGATGGCCAAGATGCAGCTTGAGCAAGAGAAGTTCCGTGCGCAGATGGCTCTGAAGCAAGAGGAATTCCAAGCCGAAGCCCAACTCAAAGCAATGAAGGTGGGTGCTGGTATCACTGGTTCTGTTGAGATCCCTGGATAAGATATGGCAAAGACAATCGAGCAAATCCTTGAAATAGATACAAAGAAGCACTACCCGATTGGCACCGAGGTTGGTGAAGTCTTTGCATCATTCAATGACCATATGCGCGAAGGTGCAGAGGTGATAAGGCAAGGTGACGCAATCATTGTCTTTAAAGTTATCGCTCCCGGAGTTATTGAGCATCACAGCTTCAATGCCGATAGCACCAAAAATCTCGTTGATTTCCACAAAAAGTTCTGGCGTATGCTTGAGAAGGCTGGCGCTGTGATGGCTGTTACTACTTACGGCAATCCAAAAATCAATGATTTGATAAATTCTGTCAAAAATGAATTTGACGTCAGCATCATTGAAAATGACGATGGCACGTTTACTTCTCAAGTGAGGTTCTGATGGGAACGGTAAGAAAATGGGGAAGGAAGATTGATGATGCAATCATCCAGCCCGTTGTAAAGACTGTTGAGAACATCATTGAGAACCCTGTCGCGCTTGCGTCTGTTGCGCTTTCGGTTGCTGCGCCTGGTATTGGTACGGCCATAGGTTCTGCTTTGGGTGCGACTGGTGCTGCCGCAACAGCCGTTGGTAATGCTGTTGTTGGTGGGGCACTTGCAGAGGCTTCTGGCGGTGACTTTTTGAAAGGCGCTGTTGCTGGCGCTGCTGGCGCTCTGGCTCCTGGGGTTCAATCTGGCATTGCAGAAACGCTTGGTGGAGGCGCTGCAGGGAATATTGCTGCTGGTGCTTTGACTAGCGGGACAATGGCTGAAATATCTGGTGGCGATTTCGCTCAAGGCGCTTTGCTTGGTGGGATTGGAACTGGCATCAATCAGGCTAAGTTGGCTGCTGCTGAAGACTATTTGCAAAGCCTCCCATCTGGCTATGAAACTACACCAGCACCTACAGAGTTGGATATTCTGGATGTCATCGCAGCAGAAAATCCTGTCTTTGTCCCACCAAATACAACTTTTACGCCAGACTACTCACTGTCTACAGGTGCGCCAGTTATTCCAGAAATGGGCGCTCAAGGCATACAAGTTCCAACAATAAATCAAGTTATAGACGTTCTCCAGCCTGACTACTCTTTGCCGGTTCCTAATGCTGGCCTTGGATTGGTGATGCCCACGGCTCCGAACATTGATGCAATGGGTGGTGGTCAAGGCATTACCGTTCCAGTTTCTGGTGGCACTCTCACTGAGTCTGGTGTTATTCCAGTAAATTTCACGCCGCCATTAGGGGATCAGAGTTCTTTCATTAACCAGCCTGCTCCTGATGTCAGCGTCAATATTCCTAATGCACCAGAGGCAACTACAGAGGACATTTCTGGAACGCTGAAGGCGCTTGATGTCGCCAAGCAATTGGCTCCGGTGGTCGTAGGCGCTGCACTGGCAAACGAGGTCATAAATCCTCAACAGGAAGAAGGGCCGACAGGGTTCCAGATTGTTCCGATTCCTGCTGATTGGCGCTCTCCTGAATACAACATGGCCTTCACGCCATCGGCTCCGATTGACTTTGGAACCCGTGAACTTCTGCGCGGTACACAATGGGAATCTCCAAGTGTTCAGGCTCCGAACGCCTACACTCTGTCGAACCTGATTAACACGCTGAATTACCAAAGCCAGCCATTTGTCCAGAATGTTTCTGCGATTCCTCAAGTCGAAATGCAAATGCCTGACATCTTGGATGTATTCAGGGCACCGACTACGGTTGGAATCAATGACACAATAGGCAATCTAAACGGTACTCCGGTATCTATCGCTGACATCATTGCAGGAATCCAGAGTGGACAAAATTACAGTGGCTGAATGGGCGCAACGCCTACTTGACGATGACTTTTTCAAGAAAGTCATGGATGATTTGAAAAACCAGCAGATTAGTGCTATATTGAACACAAATCGTGATGGCATTGATGACCGTGAAAACGCTTATCTAGTCATCAAGACACTTGAACTAGTGGAAGGCCATCTAAAAGGATTGGCCGCTGAAAAGCAGATCCAGGCTAAGAAGTGGAAGATTCTGTGAGGTAACTCACCCGCCGTCCAGACGGTTTCTGGCGATTTTTGAGATAACACATGGAAAACACCAACCCTTCGGGGAGTGAAAGCCTAAACGTGAATCAGGCCGCCTCTGCGTTTCTGGGGCTGATGGGTGATGATTCGGGAGCCGAACAAGGCCAACCTGAAGAAATTGCTGCTGAAGCTGAAGAAATTGTAGAAGAATCTGGCGAATCTGAACCCGAATATTCGGAAGAAGAACCGCAAGAGGAGCAACCGAAGCCTAAATACAAGGCCAAGGTGGACGGCGAGGAAATCGAGGTAGATATTGACGAACTCGTTAATGGATACCAGCGAACCGCTGATTACACGAAAAAATCTCAGGCTCTGGCAGAACAACGCAAGGCTATCGAGGCTGAGCGAATTCATCTGGAGCAAGTGAAACAAGAGCGACAGGCATACGCCCAAAAGCTGCAAGCGTTAGATCAATTTCTGACGCAACAGAACAAGGGTGAGGACTTAGAGGCTCTCAAGGAAACTGACCCGATCGGCTATGCCGTGAAGGTTGCAGAACGCACCGAACGCGAGAAACAATTGGCCGTGGTTCGTGCTGAACAGCAACGCATTGCCCAACAGCAACAAGCAGAGCAGCAGCAGGCCCTCCAAAATCATCTTAAGTCGGAAGCTGACAAGCTGAATGCGGCAATTCCTGAACTGTCTACTCCGAAGGGTGACGAGATTCGCAAACAAATCCGCGAATATGCGAAATCCCAAGGGTGGTCGGATCAAGAACTCAGTTCCGTGTATGACCATCGCGCTGTGCTGACTTTGTATAAAGCAATGAAGTTTGAGCAACTTCAGAAGTCGAAACCTGAAATCCAGAAGAAGGTTTCACAGGCTCCTAAGATGCTTAAATCTGGAACTTCTGCGCCGCCTGCTAAGTCCTCACAGGAAAAACAGTTGTCGCAACGGCTTCGCCAGACCGGAAAGGTCAAGGACGCTGCTGCGATTTTTGAACGATTCCTTTGATTTTGGAGTTTTGAAATGGCAACCTATCAAACCTACACCGCTATCGGTCAGCGTGAAGACCTTTCGGATGTTATCTATAACATCAGCCCAACCGATACGCCCATGATGTCGTCCATCGGCAAGACCAAGGCTACCGCCATCCTGCACGAGTGGCAGACCGACAGCCTGGCCGCCGCTGTTCTGACGAACGCTGCTGTTGAAGGCGCTACCGCCTCTGACGCCACCATGTCGCCCACGACCCGTGTTGGCAACCGCACCCAGATTTTCCAGAAGACCATCAAGATCTCTGGCACCCTGGAAGCTGTTGACAAGGCTGGCCGTAAGTCGGAAAAGGCTTACCAACTGGCTAAGGCTTCTGCCGAAATCAAGCGCGACATCGAACTGACGCTCCTGAGCAACCAAGTTGCCTCCAACGGCGACAGCAGCACCGCCCGTACCCTGGGTGGTCTGCAAGCTTGGCTGGCTACCAACGGCGACTTTGGTTCGGGTGGCTCGGCTGGCGCTTCTGGCACCACCGCCCGTACCAACGGCACGAACCGTACCTTCACTGAAGACATCCTCAAGGTTGTCATCAAGGAAGTGTACGAGTCTGGCGGCAACCCGAAAGTGCTGATGGTCAACCCCGGCCACAAGCAAACCGTGTCGGCTTTTGCTGGCATCGCTGCTCAGCGTTACATGGCTCCTTCCAACGAGCCGACCACCATCATCGGCGCTGCTGATGTTTACCTGAGCGACTTCGGCACCGTTTCGGTGGTTCCGAACCGCTTTATGAACAGCACCAACGCTGGTAATGAAGTTGCCTTCGTGGTTGATCCCGACATGGCTGCCGTTGCCTACCTGCGCCCGTTCCAAACCAACGAACTGGCTAAGACTGGCGACAGCGAAATGACGCAACTGCTGGCCGAACTGACCCTGGAAGTCAAGAACCAAGCTGCTCACGGCATCATCGCTGACCTGAGCTAATCCAAGGCTAGTTAGAAAAGGCCCCGGCTCAAAAGGCTGGGGCTTTTTTATTTACCGCATTGCTGATAGAATTTCAAGCATGAATGCACCCGAATTTCGCAAAACTGTAGCCCATGCTGACGGCGAAGGCGGTCTGGTTATTCAGACTGTGCAAGACGTTTCAGGCATTGTCGAAGCGAACAAAAAGGAATTCAACTCTTACGACGAACGGGCAAGGTGGTCTGAAAACCCGTTCGGCAATAAAGTTGCTTCAATTCCTCTGACGGTGATTGATGACCTGAACAAACAAGGGATCATGCGTGGCTTCCACGTGGTCGACCAGAAGCGTTTTAGGCACTGGTTGAACCAACGGGATAACCAAGCATTCCGCACTCGTCCTGGAGTCATTTAATGGCCTTTACCAGTTACTCAGATCTGTCAACGACCATTGCTGGGTATCTGGCTCGGTCTGACTTGAATTCTCAGATTCCTGATTTCATTCGTCTGTGCGAAGTGCGTCTGCGTAGGGATCTGCGTATTCGCCAAATGCTCAAGAGCGTTACAACTTCGACCACTGCAAGCGATTCAACGGTAGAACTGCCGTCAGACTTTCTGGAGGCTAGGGATCTGGTTGTTGTTGGCAACCCCGTTCAACCCTTGAGCTACCTGTCTCCATCTTTGTTCAATCGTAACGCTAGGGCTGCTGATGCAGGTAAGCCGCTGGATTACACGATTCTGGCAAACGACTTTCAGCTTGCACCTATCCCTGATGCCGTTTACACAATCAAATTGCTGTATTACTCGGCTCCGACTTTCCTGAGTAGCTCAAATACATCCAACGCTTTCTTGGCAAACTGCCCGGATTTGCTCTTGTATGGTTCTCTGATCGAGGCAGAGCCTTACCTGATGAACGATCCAAGAATGCAGACTTGGACTGCATTGTTTAACCGTGGTCTTACTTCCTTGACCACTTCCGACCAGCAAGGCCAGTATTCTGGTGTGCCCCTGGTTATGACCACCACGACGAGGTAAATCATGGCTGAAATGTCCAACTATTTGGAAAATGCGTTAATCAATGCCGTTCTCCGCAACACAAGTTACACATCTCCAACGACTGTGTATCTTGCTCTTTATACTTCTGATCCTACTGATGCTGACACTGGCACTGAGGTGAGCGGCAACGCTTATGCTCGTCAGGCCATCACGTTCGGTGCGCCTTCTAACGGTGTGACCACGAACACTGCGGCAATCGAGTTTCCTCAAGCCACTGGCTCTTGGGGCACTGTTACCCATGTGGCTATCCGTGATGCACTGACCACCGGGAATATGCTGTTCCACACGCCTCTGGATGCTTCTAAGACTATTGCCACTGGTGACGTTTTCCGTGTTGCCATTGGTTCTCTGTCTGTAACGCTGGCATGAGATGGCTGACCTGCTGCCACCGTGGACGATTGACAGTCTCGACCAGTTAAAGTCGAGCATTGATGATCTCACGCTGACCCTTGATAGTCCTCTATATGAGACATCGGTTACGCTGTGGGACGCTTATGGTTCTGTCAACGCCACGGCATCATTTGATGCAGCAGCAGTAAGGGTTCAAAGTGGCGCGGCGGCTGTTACATCGGATGCTAGTGTTTCTGCTACTGCGATTCGCGTTCAGTTTGCAAGTGCCTCGATCACTGCGAGTGCGTCTGTTTCTGCTGATGCGATCCGTGTCCAGAATGCAAATGCCCAGATAACTTCTGATGCCTCTGTCTCTTGTAATGCAACAAGGGTTCAGAATGCCTCTGCTGACGTTTCTGCGAGTGCAACGGTATCTTGTGCAGGAACTCGTGTCCAGTTTGCTGATGCGGCAATTAAGGCTTCTGCTGAGGTCTCATGCCTTGGTGGAAAGATCGCAAACGGTGTTGCATCGGTCACTGCTGACGCTACCGTTTCTGCAAGTGCTATCCGTGTCCGTGAGGCGGTTGGATCTGTTTCTGCGACAGCAACCTTCAGTGCCCTTGGCGGTGTCATTGCTGATGGCCAAGCGAATGTAAATGCTCAGGCAGACTTCACAGCATTGGCGAATGCTACTTTTGCTGGTGGCGCTCAGGTATCCTGTAACGCACTGATTTCCTGCTTTGCCCTTGGTGGGAACTGGTCTGATGTTGTCTTCAACGACAACACCTGGACACCTATTTCTGAGAACACAAACACATGGACTGATGTGGCGGCTTCTGACAATACTTGGACAGATGAAACGTTCACATCGAACACATGGGCAACACAATCAAATGGAAGTAACACATGGCAACCCAACGTCTAACCTTTGGTGAATGGATGCCTGACCAGCCTGGCATCACTGGCGCTTTGATGGATGCCAAGAATGTCGTGTCCAATGCTGTGGGATATGGGCCTTTGCCTACTGCCGCGACTTTCTCTGCTGCTGCCGACCAGAACCTGACCACTCTTGTCGCTGGAAAGACTCCTGCGAATGCCACTAAGCTGTTTGCTGCTGGCTCCACAAAGATCTTTGATGTCTCCGGTGTGGGTGCTTTGACGAACGTATCTAAGGCTGGTGGCTATACGCCAAACGCCAATAACGATAGGTTCCGCTTCACTCAGTTTGGCAACGTCATCATCGGAACGAACTACAGAGACCCAATGCAGGCTTACACGCTTGGGACATCGACTGCGTTTGCCGACCTTGCTGCTTCTGCTCCGATCTGTCGTTATCTGACCGTGGTTCGTGATTTCGTGGTGACGGCATTTACTACTGAATCAAGTGTCGTATACCCTGCTCGGGTTCGCTGGTCTGACATCAACGACGAAACGAACTGGACTCCTAGCGCCACCAGTCAGGCAGATCATCAAGACATCGCCGATGGTGGTCAGATTGTTGGAATCCGCGGGGGTGAATTCGGTCTTGTCTTCTTGGAAAAAGGCATCCACCGGATGACCTACATTGGGACGCCTCTGATTTTCCAGTTTGACAACATCTCCCGTGGTAAGGGATGTATCGCTGCTGGATCTATCGCTCAGATTCAGGGTGTTTCATTCTTCCTGTCTGATGACGGCTTCTATATGTGTGATGGACAAAACGTCACACCTATCGGCGCAGAAAAGGTTGATCGCTACTTCTTCGCAGATGCTGACGAAAGCGCCTTTGACAGCATGAGCGCGGCGGTTGATCCTATCCGAAAGCTGGTTATCTGGAACTACAAAACCACCTTCGCACAACGCAAGCTGATTATTTACAACTTCAAGACCCAGAAATGGACGTATGGGGATGCTGGTGCTGACTACATCTCTGATGCGTCTACTGCCGCCGTTACGCTTGAAGGTTTAGACTCAATCTCTGCCAGCATTGACGCTCTGTCTGTGAGTCTGGACTCCATCCTTTACATGGGTGGCAAATACTTCCTTGGCGGGACAAACGGCGCATATGTCATCACTTACAACGGTCAACCCGCAACTGGGCAGATCATTACTGGAGACATTAATCTTGGTGGTCGCTCAATCGCTACTTTGGCGAGGCCTCAAGTGGATAATGGTTCTGCTAATGTTTCTGTTGCCAGCCGTACACTTTTGAGTGATGGAATTAACTTCAGCACTCCTGTTGCTGCCGATTCCGAGAACCGTGTTTCTCTGCGGTCTAACGGGTATTACCACCGCTTTAGGGTTACTCCAACAGGCCCAAGCTGGAAAACGGCTGTGGCTCTGGATATTGATGTCGTTCCGCAGGGGATTCGCTGATGTTCCGGTTACTACCTGTTTTTGGTGGAGATCCTCGGGCAATCTCAGAGGTTGTCAATGGGATCATGAACGGCAAGACGAACAATCACGGAACTGTGACGCTTGCCACTGGAAACGCTACGACAACTACTATTTACGATGAGCGTATTGGATACGACTCCAAGATCATCGTGATTCCGTGGTCTGCTGCTGCTTTCACTGATTCAACACCCTACGGTGCTTTTCAGGACTCCACCGACCAGACTGCTGCGTCTACGACTGCTGCATATCCGGTGACTTTCAACACCGTAGATTTCTCTAACGGGATCTCTGTTGCTAGTAACTCAAGGATCACGGCCACTAGCTACGGGATCTACAACGTCCAATTCAGTCTTCAGTTTGCGAACACAGACACACAGATTCAGGATATTGACATCTGGTTCAGGAAGAACGGCACGAACATAGACAACTCAAACAGCCGTTTTTCTATCCCAAACAGTCATGGCGGTGTTGACGGTCACTTGATTGCTGCTCTGAACTTCTGGGTTGAACTAGCCGCGAACGATTACGTTGAAATCATGTGGAGAACCACCAGCACAGCGGTTTCAATCCAGCAGATTCCTGCGCAAACAAGCCCAACAAGACCTGCAACGCCTTCGGCGATTGTCACCGTGAACTTCGCATCGTCCAACGGGACTAATGCTGCTGGCGACTATTCCGTGTACGTCAGTGCCCAGGCGAAAGGTTCTGCGACTCTGACGCATTTTGCAAATTCCACCGCAAACAAGACTTACGCATATGTCATTGTGGGTTGAAAGTGTTTATAATGATTCCATCGGATCACCCGTCATGGAATCCAGACTTTTAGGAGTTAAATCATGGCGGTAACAACCACCACTCAAATTGATCCAACCATCCAGCCGTTTCTGAGTTTCGGTCTGGGTGAAGCGCAACGGCTTTATCAAGCTGGTGGCCCTCAATACTTCCCAGGTCAAACCTTCGTTTCTCCGTCTGAAACCACTCTGACGGGTCTTCAGGCTCTTGAGCAACGTGCTACCGCTGGAAGCCCTCTGATGGGTGCAGCTAGGGGTGCTGTTCTGTCGGCCACTCAAGGCCAGCAAAGCCCTGCGGCTCAGATGTATGCCGACATCTATGGTCGTGCTGGATACAACCCTACCAGTGAGTTTTACAGCGGTCTGCTTGGCGGCACTGTAAACCCCGCAATGGCTGGCGCTCAAGCTACCGCCTCTGGTCAGTATCTGTCTGGTAATCCTTTCTTCCAAGGTGCTTTTGCTCCTGCTGCTCAGGCTGCAACCCAGCAATTCCAGAGCGCCCTTGGGAACATTGCTTCTCAGGCTTCTAGGGCTGGTCGCTACGGATCTGGTGCGATGGAGCGTCTGCAAGGCCAGGCCTCTAACCAGCTTGCTCAGCAACTGGCTAACACCGCAGGACAACTGGCATACCAGAACTACGGCACCGAACGGGCCTTGCAAGAGGCTGCAATGGGTCGTGTCGGCGCACTGTCTCAGCAAGACATCGCAAACCGAATGGCCGCTGCTCAAGGTCTTGGTGGCAACTATCAACAAGCCGTGGCTAATCAGCTTGCCGCTACTGGCGGTCTTGGTCAGACTTTTGCCTCTGATGTCAATCGTCAACTGGTTGCCGCAGGCATGGTTCCGCAGATGTCTCAGATGGAATATCAAGACATCCAGAACCTGTTGGCCGCAGGTCAGGCACGTGAGGGCTACACTGGTCAGCAACTGGCATCGGATATTGCTCGATTCAACTTCCTGCAAAACGCTCCGCAGCAGAACCTTGGCAACTTCCTGAACGCTGTTTACGGCAATCCTCTGGGTCGTGCAACTCAAACGACTCAGGCTGGCTACCAAGACACCTCTGGCCTCCAGAACTTCCTTGGAACTGCTGCAACGCTTGGCGGTCTTTACAAGAATCTCGGTGGCGCTTCTGGAATCAGCAATCTGTGGAATACAGCTAGTAGCTTCTTCAATCCGACACCTTCTTTCCAAGGTACATCGCTGTCGCCATTCTTCTTTGGCACTGGCACTAGTGGGGACTAAACATGGCTGGACTGCTTGATATTTTCGGAACGTCTGGACAGGAAACCCTCGGTCTTCTGGGTGGTGATGTAGGTCGCTCCCGTGATGACGCTCAGGCCCAGGCTCTGTATGCTCTGGCTGGTTCTCTCCTGTCTGGTGGGCCGACTGGTCTGTCGATTGTTCGCGGTCTTCAGCAAGGCCAGCAAGCATATCGTCAGGCAATGCGTGGTTCTCTTGAGGAGCAACTACAAGGCGTACAAGTGCAGGATCTCCTGCGTAAACGCAAGCTGGAAGAAGACGCACTGCGCCGTCAGCAGATGATTGATACGGCTGTGGCTCGTGCCTATCAACCTGGTGTTGCCGCATCGCCTAATATGTTCTATGGCGAACAGACTCAAATGCCTTTGCGTGATGACGAAGGCAATCTGATGCCTGGTGCTACTCCTGCTGTTGCTGCTCAGGCTCCGCGACTGGATCTGCAAAGAATCGCCCCTGCACTGATGGCAAGCCGTGAAGGTCGTGCTACTTTGGCCGATCTCGTGAAGGCTCAAGAGGCAATGCAGCCGAAACTGCAAACACTGAAAAAAGGTGAGCAACTTGGAATCGTCCAGGATGGTCAATTTAAACCAATTGCTGGTGGGCCGAAACAAGTTTCTGCCGGAGAAGACAATCCTTTCTTGATGTTCTCTCAAGATCAGACAATTCCAGCAAATATCCGTTCATTGGCTGGTCAATATGCAAAAAGTTATTCAAATGGCTTGATTGATGCCGAGAAGGTTGATGAGCGTGTCCGTCAATTGTCTGAGATGACTCAGCGAGTTCAGCAATTTGAGCAGACTCAAGCAGGACTACAAGCGCAGAGAGAAGCATCGAACATACTTGCTCAAGGAAATCAACAAATCCAGCAAATGTTGGCTCAAGCCAAGTTGGAAGAAAAGGCAGCGAAGGCGGCTGAAAAAGCCAACACTAAGTCTGAAGCTAAAGACCAACTTACTGCCACTGTTGATCAACTCAAGGGTAAATATGACACCCTCCTTAAAGAAGGTGGGATCGTTAGCACTCAAGCAGGTGGTCTGCAAAACATTGGCGCTCGACTTTCCTCCTCTGGTGTTGGTCGTGCGATTGGTGGCGCTGTTGGTACAAAGACGCAAGAACAGCGTCAAGCTATTGAGCAGACCCGTCCTCTGCTGCTGAACCTTATCAAGAATGCCACAGGCATGAGCGCACAGCAGATGAACTCCAATGCTGAAATGCAGCTTTATCTGAATGCGGCAACCAACCCTGACTTGAGCTATGAAGCCAATATGGAAGCTCTAAAGAATCTGGATCGCTTGTTCGGTCTTGGCACTGCCGCAGACAAGATTGAAAAGTCTGTTACGGCTCCACAAAGGCCTGGTCAATCTAGGAGTGGGTGGTAAATATGGCTGATATTACTGTCACGTTTGCTGATGGCACTAGCCATGTTTACGAGAACGTCCCAAACTCTGTAACCAAAGAACAAGCAATCGAAAGAGCAAAAAAAGATTTCTCTGGGAAGTCTGTTGCTGATATTTCACGCACATCATTTGCAGAAATGGGTGCGGCAGATGTTCTGCAAAGTGCGATTTCTAACGCTCCAGCATCGGCTGGCCGAATGGCTCAAGACATTTACAAGGCTGTCACAAGTCCAGTGCAAACAGCAAAAAGTGTCCTTGATATTGGCGCTGGTGCTTTGCAAAATCTTTTGCCTGAAAGTCTTGTCCGCATGATCGGAGAGGATCGTCCTTCCCGTGAAATGGCATCGCAGGTTGGTCAGTTTTATAAGCAGCGTTACGGCTCTGAAGAAGGCCTGAAAAAAGCCGTTGCTACTGATCCTGTGGCTGTTATGGCAGATCTCAGCACAATACTTACTGGTGGTGCTGCTGTGGCTCCTAGGGCCGTTGCTGCGCCTTTGAGAACTGCTGCTCGTGCTGTTGACCCCGTATCCTTGACGGCTCAGGCTGTTGGGCAAGGTGCTAATTTGGCTGGTAGGGTTGCTGCTCCTGTTCTTGGCATGACCACTGGAACTGGAACTGAGCCAATCCGTCAGGCATTTAGGGCTGGCGCTGAAGGTGGCGAACGAGCAAAGATGTTCACTGAAAATCTGCGCGGAACTGCACAGATTACTGATGTTCTTGATGCTGCAAAGCAAAATCTTGCCAATATGAACTTGGCAAAACAAGCTGAGTATCGTCAAAATATGACGGCCATCAAGACAGACAAGACGATTCTTGGTTTTGATGGAATTGACAAGTCTCTTGACAATGCTTTTAACAAGGTAAGTTTCAAAGGTCAGGTTAAAAATGAATCTGCTGCCAATAAACTGGCAGAGGTTCAATCAAAAATCAATGACTGGAAGAATCTTGATCCTGCTGAGTTCCACACTCCTGAAGGCCTGGACGCACTAAAGCAGCAGGTCGGCGATATTCTTGAGAGCATTCCTTTCGAGCAGAAGACGGCTAGGTTGGTTGTCGGTGATGTTTACAACTCTCTAAAGCAAGAGATCAACAAACAGGCTCCGACTTATGCCAAAACCATGAAGTCGTATGCTGACGCAAGTGAGCAGATAAAAGAGATTGAACGTGCTTTGTCGCTTGGTCAGAGGTCTTCTGCTGACACTGCCTTGCGCAAACTTCAGTCAATCATGCGCAACAACGTAAATACAAATTATGGTCAACGCATGAATCTGGCTGCTCAACTTGAGGCTTCTGGTGGCCGTCAAATGATGCCAGCATTGGCTGGCCAGGCATTGTCTGAACTTGCCCCACGTGGAATTCAAAGGGCAACGGCTCCAATTGGCGGCATTGGCCTGTTCAGCACTGGTGGCCTTCCTGCTGTTGCTGGTGGCGCATTGGTCTCCTCTCCCCGTGTTGTTGGTGAGGCTGCTTATGGTGCTGGTGTCGGCGCACGTGGTCTGCTTGATCTGCAACGCAGGATGCCAGAACTAGACTATCCCACACTGTTCAACCTGCTGTATCAATCTCAGCAACCCAAAGACTGACGGAGTAAACCAATGGCAAAGACCAAAATCAGCGAGTTTTCTGCAACTCCTGGAAACAACACCGACATTGACGGTATCAACATTGCAGAAGGTTGCGCACCCTCTGGGATTAATGATGCCATCCGTGAGTTGATGGCCCAACTCAAGGACTTCCAAGCTGGTACGGCTGGAGACTCGTTTAACGGGCCTGTGGGCACGACTACGGCTGCTGCTGGGGCATTCACTACTCTGAGCGCCTCCAGCACCGTTTCTGGCACTGGTTTCAGCACCTACCTGGCAAGCCCTCCTGCTATCGGCGGCACGACTGCTGCTGCTGGTTCTTTTACTACCCTGAGTGCTTCTGGAAACGTAACGCTCTCTGGCGGCACCGCCAACGGCGTGGCCTACCTCAACGGCTCCAAAGTCCTGACCACTGGGTCTGCGCTGACGTTTGATGGAACGAACCTTTACACCACTGGCAAGGCTTTTATTGGTGGTACTGCTGATGGCGGTGAGAAGGTGCAGATTGAGTCCACCGCTGGCGCTCAGTTGGCCTTGCGGTATGCCCCTGGAACTACGTGGTCGCTACAAACAAATAGTGGTGGCGGCTTGCAATGGAACTACAACGGCTCCGAACAAATGCGCCTGACCAGCACAGGGCTGGGGATTGGGACGAGTTCGCCTACAAGCAAACTGGACGTAAGCGGAGGCAGCTCTACGGGCGGTCTTACCGTCAGTGGTTCTATTGCTTCTGTTCGCGCATCGTCTACCGTAATCGACACTGGTGACGGTAATCGAATCATGGCGCTTGGGGCCAATACCACCACGCCAGGAACGCTCAAGTTCATTGTCGCGTCAAGCAACGCATCTATTTACACGACAGCCGCCACCCTCGATGCCGCAGGCAACCTCGGCTTGGGGGTTACGCCGAGTGCTTGGTTTAGCAACCGCAAAGCAATACAAATAAATAACGCAGGGTCTTCAATCGCAGGGTTCTCTGGCGGTGGTTTGACAGAAATTCGCAACAACAGCTTTTTGAACGACGCAGGTTCTGAGATTTACGCAAGCACTAACCCCGCCGCTGTTTATCAAATGAACAACGGCTCACACGCTTGGTTCACCGCCCCCTCCGGCACCGCAGGCAACGCCATCAGCTTCACTCAGGCGATGACGCTGGATGCGAGTGGGCGACTTGGTGTGGGCACGACATCTCCGCAAATGAGGATTCACGCTGTTGGCTCTGGTGAGGATCAGGCCGAGGTTCAATCACAGAACACATCAGCCTCATCAAACTGTCGCGCCACTGTGCGTGTAAAGAGCGCCACATCCACGTTTGGCGGTGGTTTGATGATGACCAACGGCACCGACAGCGCCTACCCGACCAGTGTACTGTGCCTTTACAACTACGACAACCAGCCACTGGTATTCGGCACCAACAACACCGAACGCGCCCGTATCGACGCCAGCGGTAACTTGCTGTTGAATTTGACTAGCGCATCTGGGCGTGGAGGTGTTTTTAACGTCAACGGAGTTCCAAACGATCGCGTCTCGATTGACAGCTTGCAAAATGCATCAACAAGTCAAGCTCATATTTATTTTAGAAACAGCAACGGCTTGGTGGGGTCTATTACTACCAATGGATCGGCAACTTCATACATCACCTCCTCCGACTATCGCCTGAAAGAAGACATCCAGCCCATGACTGGTGCGCTGGCAAAGGTCGCTGCACTCAAACCCTGCACCTACAAGTGGAAGGCAGACGGCTCTGACGGTGAAGGCTTCATTGCTCATGAACTTGCTGAAGTTGTGCCTCAGTGCGTGACTGGCGAGAAAGACGCTGTTGATGAAGAAGGCAAGCCTGTCTACCAAGGCATCGACACCAGCTTCCTCGTGGCTACGCTGACTGCTGCCATCCAAGAACTCAAAGCCGAGTTCGACGCTTACAAAGCATCGCATCCATAAGAGCTAGATTATGGTTCAGCGCTTAACAACAGAGCAATTTGTCGCCAAGGCCACTAAGGTTCATGGCGGCAAGTTTTCCTATGACAAAGCGGTTTATGAAACCAAAAAATCAAAAGTTGTTGTGACTTGCCCAATTCATGGTGATTACACTGTAACGGCTGCTGTCCATCTTCTTGGTTTTGACTGTAAAAAATGCTCTCACGCAGCTAAAAAAGGTGTGCGCACCAGAAAAGATTCGCCGCAATATCTTTTGCGCCAAGCTGCTTTGGAAAAAGGAGACATGTTTTTTGAAGGCGCTATATGCAAGATTTGTGCAAATAAAACTCGTTATTCTTGCAACAATTCTTGTGCATCTTGTGCTATTAAGTCAAGGCAAAAATCAAACGCAAAAAACAATGGAATACGTCATCATAGGATAAACCAAGCAAACATTTATAGAAATGATCCAATCTTGCAAAGCCAGATACAAAACATCTATGCTTGTGTAAGAAAAATGAGCAAGTCTTTTGGCACTCAACTTCATGTCGACCATATTGTTCCACTCAAGGCAAAAACAGCTTGCGGTTTGCACGTACCTTGGAATTTGATGGTAACAACAGCAAAATATAATTTAAGCAAACAAGGCAAAATTGACGATATGCCTTTGGTTGGAAACAAAGAAGCAGTGATAATTCATCAATCTGCATTACCCTGGAACTTGAAAAAGGAAACACAAAATGGCAATCTCTTATAACTGGAAAATTACAAACACTGATCGCAACCTTCCTTCTGGATATGTGTTTTGCGCTCACTGGACGGCCTCTGCTGTTGACGGCGAACACAGCGCCAGCATCTATTCGACCCGCTCATGGTCTGAAGGCACTCCTTCTGTGCCCTATGCCAATCTGACTGAGCAAGCTGTTCTGGAATGGTGCTGGGATTCTGGTGTGGACAAGGCCGCTACTGAGGCTGCTTTGGCTGCTCAGATCGAGGCTCAGAAGAACCCTGTTACCGCTGTGGGAGTGCCCTGGTAATGGACAACCAGCAATTATTTAACTTTGTCGTAAGTATTGCTGGTTTTCTCGGCGTGTTTGTCTTTTACCAAGTGATGCAGCGCATCCAGAAGCTGGAAGACAAGATGGGCGAAATGCCAAAGGATTACGTTCAGAAGGACGATTATCGAGCAGACATCGCTGAGATAAAAAAAATCCTGCATGACATTTTCGACAAAATCGACAAAAAGGCCGATAAGTGAAAGAATGGGCCGCATCCTTCGTGGCTGCGGCCTGTCTTCTAGGGATGATCGTTTGGTGCATCCGTGTGTTTTTGATGGTGATCTAAATGATTGATTTACTTCTTGACCCAGACAAGGCGCTTGATGCGGTAAACAAGGCTGTTGAGCTGGTCAAGAAGGCCAGCAAAACAGTTGATAACGTCGAATCCCTTGGCCCTGTCCTTGGGAAATACTTTGACGCAAAGGCTCAAGCGGTAGCTGCTGCTCAACAAGCCAAATCGTCAGGCTCGTCAATGGGCAAGGCGATGGAGATTGAACTCGCTATCGAGGCGCAGAAAGAGTTTGAAAACCAACTTAAAGACCTTTTCTGGCAAGCCAATAAGATGGATGTGTGGCAACGGATTAAAGCCCGTGAAGCTGCTATGAACGTCGAGGCTGCTAAAGCTGCTGCAAAAGCTAAGGCTGAGGCAAAGCGCAAGAAAAAAGAACAAGAGGAAATGATTGAGATCACCATCGGTGTGACGATTGCCGTGGTTCTTCTCGGTGTCCTCATGTGGGGTGGCTGGGAGTTTCTGATGTATTGTAAAAAGATGGGCTGCGGTGGGTGAGCTGGAATTGGAAGGCTGGAGCCAGGGAGTTCGATGCAAGGCTGCAACGCTTTGTGAAGAACCCAAGGATTCATGCCATTCTTGCTCTCTACTTCCTGTGCGACATCTTGCCCAGACTGCCTGATCCGGTGGCTAAAAAGATTGCGGACAAGGTTTTGGAATTACTTGGACTAGGAGAATGAAATGATTGGAAACAGCTACAGTGGACTGACGCCAGAGGAAATCGAGGTTCGTGTTTGGGCTTTTGTTGTTAAGTCTGTCACTCTCTTAGTGCTTGGCATCGCCTTTGGTGTTCTTTACGCCATTGCCTTTGAGGAACAGGCCGATACGCTTGCGCCGATTGATGCCGTGTTTCTTGAAATTCTGAAGGCCGTGGCCTTTATGGGTGTCGGCACTCTTGGCGGTATCTCTGGCCGCAAGGCTGCATCGGCTGTCGCTAATAAGCTGTCTGACAAAGAAGGGGAACAGTAATGCTTCCTATCGTTGCTTCCATTGTTTCCAACCTAATCAGTCAAGGCCTTCCAAAGGTTGCTGACGCTGTTCTTGATAAAGGTGTAGAGGCTGTCGAGCAAAAGCTAGGCATGAAGCTAAAGCCTGAAGGAGAAGCAACTCCAGAAGACAATGCAAAGCTAAAAGAAGCCGCCATGAAGCATGAAGAATTCATGGCCGAGATTGACCTGAAAAATATGCAGGGCGCTCGTGATATGCAACTCAAGGCGATGGAGTCTGACGATCCTTTGGTTCGTAGGTTTGTCTATTACTTCATTTCTTTCTGGTCTGTTTTGGCGGCTCTCTATATTGGCTTTATTACTTTCTACGACATCCCAGACGACAATGTTAGGTTTGCTGACACGATTCTTGGGTTTGTGTTGGGCACAATGGTCGCCTCGATGTTCCAATTCTTGCTTGGTTCTTCTATTGGCAGTCGTAACAAGGACAAAAAGTGATTACGCTTGAAAAGCTGGTTGCTGCTGGTGTTCGTGCGAATGTGGCCGAGGTTTGGCTTCCATTCGTCCAGCAAGCCTGTGAACGCTACCAGATCAACACGAAAAACCAAGAGGCGGCATTTATTGCTCAATGCGCCCATGAGTCTGGTGGCTTTACCATGCTGGAAGAAAACCTCAATTACCGAGCTTCCGTCATGGCAGCTTGCTGGCCTAACCGATTCGGCGTGAAGAACGCTGATGGTACATGGGCAAAGGACGAAAAAGGAGCAAGAGTTCCTAACAAGTTTGCTCTTGCCTTGGAGCGTAAGCCTGAAATGATCGCTAACGTGGTTTACGCCTCTCGTATGGGTAATGGGCCCACCGAATCAGGAGAAGGCTGGAAATACCGTGGCCGTGGTCTGAAGCAGCTTACAGGCAAAGACAACTACACAAGATGTGGTGGTGCTATTGGGGCCAACCTGGTTGACGAGCCTGAACTTCTTCTTAATCCGAAATATGCTTCTCTTTCGGCAGCATGGTTCTGGCATTCAAACAAATGTGGCCCTATCGCTGAGTCAGGTGATTTTGTGGCACTGACCAAAAAGATCAATGGCGGAACTATCGGACTTTCCGACCGGGAGAAGCGGTATAAGGCCGTTCTTGGAATCCAATAGGCATATACATACAAGCCTCTGATCCGCTTGCCTCAATGCTGACAACGGCCACTTTGTCTTTGGGTGGCTGTCCTGCTTGCTTGATGAACCGCTTGCAATTTAAGCAATAGTGGTCTGGATACTCTGGATCGCACCGCACGATTTCATTTTGCAGCATTCTTCAGCCTTTCTGCGACCAGTGTTGCGTATCCAGCAATATCAACCCAAGAGTCTGCATAGTCAGGATCGCCGTTCACAATCCTGGCAATCTTGTGGCAGATCATGTCTAGGGCTTCACGCTGATCGGCATACATTTTCGGCCATGCTGGGGAGCTACGCACCTGCTCTTTCAAGAAGTGCGTAGTCCTCGCATTGTCGATGAATGATCCGTAGCGGTTGCCTCGCTCGGTCAGGACATCTTCGATCATTGCTTTACAAAGATGCCTTCAGGAGTCAGATAACCCTTGCGGTCTTTGATCTGTGCAAAAGCCGCTGCCAGAGCCTCTGTCGCTGTGAATTGCTGAATCTCGCACTGCATAAGCAGGGTAACGAAAATATCGCCCACAGCGTCTTTAATCGCTTCCTTATCGCCTTTGTTGATGGCGTCTAGGAGTTCCGTGGTTTCTTCCAGAGTCTTGATGGCTTGGCCCATTGGCTTGCCGTTCTGGATGATGCCACGGGCATTACCCCAAGCAGAGACTTCGTTTTCGTAATAAGACCAACTCACTGCACATCTCCGACAGGCATAACTTCCTGCTCGTTTTCTTGCTCTTTGAATTGAGCGACGAGCTTCTGATGCAAAGGGTATGCGCCAGACTCGGTGGGAAGCTGACCGATGACTCGGACGATGAATGCGGCTTCGTTGGGTTCAATGGTAAAGATCATGGTTTCCCTCAATTAAAAACAGGTCGTAGAACAGCTAGAGCCATAGCAACAGGTCGTACAAGTAACCATACGGCCATTAGAAATGATTGTATGAGTGGTGCAAGATGCCCAAACCATCGTGGTGCTGGCGGCAATCCAAAGACCGATAAGTGCTTTTTTCATTTCTGTTCCTCAAAATGGGATTGATGAATCGTCTTCAAACTCTTTAGCTTGAGGCGCTGCTTTCGGAGGCGTGGATTCGCCCTCCTTCTTTCCACCCTGAAGGGCGATGTCGTTTACACGGATGTTGTATCCAATGCGCTCGATGCCGTTCTTGTCTGTGTATTTGTTCGTAGTGATGTTGCCAGTGATGGTCACTGCCTGGCCTTTGACGAGATATTTAGAAAGACTCTCGGCTCGTTTGCCATAAAGTTGGCAATTCCACCAGACAGTTTCACGATCTTTACCTTGTTGATCTGCGACTGAAAAGTTTGCGACTGGATCGCCGCCTTGGGTATATCTAACTTCAGCATCTTTGCCAAGTTGACCTGCGACTGTTAAGACATTCATTTTCTTTCCTTATGCGTATTGCCAAGTCATGCCATAGTGAGTTTTTTGTAGCCCACGACAGCAAGCGTAAATTTCTTGCGCTCTGAATCCTGCTCTCTTTGCATCCATCAAAGCATCAAAATAAATTTTTTTACCAGTTTTTACATTTGTTGCTATTACCTTTCTTGATTTATGATGCTTTGCGCCTGTTCTGCCAAGCATTGGATTTTTTACTTTTAAAACACGATATGCGTGAATGTTGTTTTCAGATGAAGTGCACCACTCAAGATTAAACAAGTTGTTATTTGACGGATTGCCATCTATGTGATTAACAAATGGCTTTTTATTTTTGTTTTCAACAAATGTCATCATCACAAGTCTGTGAACAAGAAACATCTTGCCGCTTGAATCTTTCCTTAGATTGACCATCTTATAGCCACCCAACTTTGTCTTAGGCTTAAGAATTTTTTCTTTTAATTTTTTCCTCATGCCATTTTTATCAATGATTGTTCTTTCAAGTGAAAAGACACGACCATCATCAGAAACAGCGTAATAGCCTTCGTATCCTGGAATTGGCTTGATGTTTTCCATGTGATTGCAAACAAAAAAGCCCTTGGTCGCACTCTCATCCTTTCGGAAGTTGGTCGAACGGGTAGTACCGCCAGAGTGCGCCCAAGGGCTTACTACGATTCCCGACCAAGGGATGCTGCAATTATACAGCATCCCAATTATTTCATTGCTTTGCTTTCTTTAGTGCTGTACGAGTTGGGGTTTGTAGTTGATTGAACAGCCAGACGGATTGATCCGCTTCAAGCTGGTTTTCTTTCACCATTGCCAGAGCCTCTACCGCTTGTCCTTTGGAGACAAGTTCCTCAATAGATGCTGCCAGTTCACGGAGAAATTCTTTCTGATCCTCTGGCAAATCGTCGCCAATTCCACCACGAGGAGTAATTACAGGGCTTGGTCCTTTGCGCCTAACACCTTCTTCAGTCAATGGGGCAGACGAGTCTAGGGCATCATGCTCAACGATCTCCATTGCTGTGACCCAGAGATACCTGCGGGTGTAGGTTTCTACAGCACCCAGGTTCTGAATCGGATGACAGCCCTTGAGATTCGCCTCTGCCATCGGAGAGGTAATTTGAATTTGAGTGCCATCGTCAGTATCCGTAATGGTCAAGGTTGCTTTGTCAATGTCAAAGGAAATGACACCGCAAAGGCCGATCTCGTTAAAGATGTTGTTGATCGTCGGAAGGAAGTCACCTAGTTCGAAGTATTGATACCCTGCGAACTTGTTGTGGCCTGACTTCTTGAGGGATGTGTTTTGCAGCTTGATACGAGCCTGCATAAGTTTCTTGTGTACCATTTCGATTTCTTGATTAGTTTCTTGCTTTCAGCATGGCGTCGGCCATTTCATACGCATCAGTTGCCACCTCATCCACAGGTCGCAGGTATGCCGGACGATCTTTGTACGTCATCAGCTCCTGCATCGCCTTGGCCGCGAAGTAGTCGCGCAGGGTCATGCCGCCTTCTTGATATGGCAGAACATTGTTCTGGCCGTCGTATTCCCATGTGCCAGTTGGAAACGCTGGCCCACCTGTGTTGTTGCTCACGTCCGCTTCTCCACTTTGGTTGCCAGAAGCCATTTGTCTCCGAGGAAACGAATGGAACGGACATACTGACGGCAGTTATGCCGAACAATGTGGCGAGGTATGTAAGGGCGGTCAAAATACTTTCGAGCCAGCTTGAGAAAGGTTGTGTTCATACAGTTCCTTGGGTTGTTGGAGCCTCTACTTTGCCACGAAAAAAACATGAAAAACACTAGGATAAACCCTAATGTTTTTGCTGTTGACTTATGCTAATCTTTCGGCATGAACCCTGAACAAGCCGAAAACGAAGCCGCCAGCGCACTGATTGACTATGCCTTTGCGCTGGTCAAAGGTTACGTTGACCATCCTGGAGACATAGACGCAGCAATGGTGGCCGTCCTTGCCTGTTCAATCGAAAAGATCATTAACCGTGAAATCCACATCGACCAACTCTATGTATAAAGCAAAGCAACACTATCTTGACTGTCTAAAAAAAGGTATGAATCGGCACGACTACATCACCAAGACGATGAAGAAAGAATGGAAGGTCGTACCGAGCAAGGTCAGGGATGCTTTGATTGAGTCTGGTCACATCATCCAAAAAGGATACGTTATCCGAAATGACGGTAAGAAGGTCAACACCTATGCAGTGACTGGAAAGCCGCTTCTTGCTGATCCGAAGAAATCCTCTGCATTCTGGGAGGATGGAACCCCTAAGAGCCGTGGCAACGCTTTTGACTGGCAGAACTTTGCCATTGGTCTTTATACGCAGAGTGAACTGGCTGCAACTGAAGCTGGAAGAAAGTTCGGCATGGCCGCTGCAAGCAAACAATTCCTTCCGAGGGTGTTTATATGAACCACAAAGACATCATCCGCATGGCGCGTGAGGCTGAGTGTGACGAGATTCATGCCTCAAAAGTTTTGACTGGGATGCACTTTAGGCCAGACAACCTTGAACGCTTCGCCGCCCTTGTCGCCGCAGCAGAGCGCGAGGCGTGCGCAAAACGCTTGGAAAGCATGAGCAATGCCCCCGATGTGAAAGCCTACGCCGCCGCCATCAGAGCAAGGGAGCAGGAATGAAGTGCCCTCCATGCAACAACAACTGCAACCAGGGCAGAGACTGTCCAGCTAGGGTTTGCCAAGGAAAGCACAAGTACCCGTCCTTAGAACTAGCGAACATCATCATAGGTCACAAGCAAGGCGCAAGAATGATGGCATATAAATGCCTTCACTGTGCCTACTTCCACGTAAAAGAAGCCGAGCCTATTAACGGCAAGGCAGTGAGGGTAAAAGCATGAGCGCAGGGGGAAAAGGGTCAGTCGCCAGACCATTCGATGTTGCATTTGAGCAGTACGCAGCAAACTTTGATTTAATCTTTGGAAAGAGTAAAAATGTTCTTCAGCACGAAACCCAAGACACAACTGCAACGCCTGGAAAAGCTACTGCTTCAGAAGCGAGGCACGACAACGGTGGAGATCGCCAAAGTCCTGCCGTCAACCACCCCAACCCGCAGACTGAGTGACCTGCGAGAGAAGGGCTGGACAATCACGTTCAAGTTGATGGCTGACAACAGAACCAAAATTTACTTTGGCAAGCCGCCGAAGTGATGTAGAATTTAAGCAATGACGGTTTAGGTGTTGCGTGTACGAGACGCAGACACATCTAAGCCGTCACAGGCTGACCCCTGAATCTCCGGTGCTCGTACCACTGGGGTTCAGGGGTTTTTTATTGGAGTCGCAATGAGATCATATATGTCACCCTCATTGAGGAAAAAGATATATGAACGTGATAAAGGAATATGTTGTCAATGTGGAGAATTGACACGATTCTTTAATTCACTTTATGACAGACCATTTGATAAACGTCCAAAAGCAGGATCTGTTGACCACATTGTTCCAGTTAGCAAAGGTGGAACAAATGAAGAATCTAATTTGAGATGGATGTGTCGTTCTTGTAATTGTTCTAGAGGAGCAAAAGAATGACAATTCGAATAAAAGATTGGGGAAAATTTCAACACTTCAAGGATAGAACACCTCCTTGGGTAAAGCTATACAGAGACATACTTGATGATCCAGATTGGCATGAGCTAGATGGTACTTCTGCAAAAGTTCTAACAATGCTTTGGCTAATCGCCAGTGAAGACGATACGCATACTGGAGCATTGCCAGACATCAGGAAACTTGCTTTTCGTTTACGAATTGAAGAATCTAAGTTAAATCAAATACTTAGTAAGCTATCTCATTGGCTGATACATGACGATATCGAGGCGATAACAGAACGATATCAACACGATGCACCAGAGACAGAGACAGAGACAGAGAAAGAGACAAAGAAGAAAGCAACTGTCGTTGCACCGCCTGACGGCGTATCTGAATCTATCTGGAACGACTTTGTAAAGCACAGGAAGGCCAAGAAAGCCCAAGTAACTCAGGTTGTCATTGACCAACTCAAGAAAGAAGCTGAGAAGGCTGGCTGGCCTATTGAGGACGTTTTTAAGGAAATGATCCTTCGCAATTGGGTTGGGTTCAAGGCTACGTGGGTCAACAACACGCAGTTTGCTTTCCAGAAACCTACATTTGCCCAACAAGCTGCCGACATTGCCCGTGTGACTGTTCCTGGTTCAACTGATCCTGATCCTGCTTTGCAAAAGATCGCAGAAGACCGAAAGAAAGCTGTTCCAATGCCTGACCACATCAAAGCGCAGATCAACTCTGTTTTGAGAAAAGTAGGGTAAACACCGATGACAAGAACCTACGCATTGACGAAACTCTTGGAACACGGTGAACTGACCAGACGAGAGTTACGCGAGATCACTGGATGGACTGAAAAGCAGCTTTGCAGTGCAATCAACTATCTGACTGACATTGGAAAGATTGAAAGCGTCAAGCGCAAATGGCGTCTGATCGAGTCCAGCTAGAACAAGCCCTTGCCCGCGAATTGTTTGCCACGTTTTCTTCCACAGGAAACAAAGTGATGACCAAAGAACGGATCAAGTGGATTGACAAGGTTTATGGTGCAAACGCTCACAAACGAGTGATTGACTACATGAAGCAAATACAGAATGAGGAAAAAATTGAATGAGTTGGCTCTTTTCGCAGGCGCTGGTGGGGGTATTCTTGGAGGAAAACTCCTTGGATGGAGAACCGTCTGCGCAGTTGAGTGGGAACCATACCCAGCAAGCGTACTGTGCGCCCGACAAAATGACGGACTTCTCCCGCCTTTCCCGATTTGGGATGACGTACAAACCTTTGACGGCAGACCGTGGAGAGGAATTGTTGACGTTGTATCTGGCGGGTTTCCATGCCAGGACATCTCCGCAGCAGGAAAAGGCGCAGGAATTGACGGAGAGCGATCAGGAATGTGGCGACACATGGCGAGGGTGGTTAGCGAAGTACGACCCAGATACGTCTTTGTGGAGAACAGCCCAATGCTCGTTACTAGAGGACTTG